ATTCATAAAATGTGGCCCGGAATAGAACTGGCAGGGATGGATATAAATAGACAGGCGATTGAGGCGGCTAGAGAGATATTCCCCAGGAGCGTTATGCTTGAAGTTGCCCCGGCCCACGATACCTTTGTCAGTGACAAGTGCACTGATATTGTATTAAGTGATTTATGCCTGATTTATTATGGGCCAGTACAGATTAAGAAGGCCATAAGAGAAATTAAGAGAATCGCCAGAAAACATATAGTATTTTTTGAATTCCACTCCGAGAGCCTAGTCAAGAGAACCGGCCTGTGGTTAGCCTCTGGCTACCATGCCCATAACTACATTAAGCTCTTGGAAGAAGCAGGGTTCTACGATGTTAGAATAGTTAGAATGCCACCCGAAGCGTGGGACAATGGAGAGCCTCAAAAGAGCTTCGCTTATTACATAACTGCAAATTGCTAGATGACTGGACTCGGGCACCTAATACAGGTATATTAAAAGCAGTTCATTCAAAGTGGATTTGTACTAAAGCACCGCTCCCCCTGCGGTGTTTTTTAATTTCATGTTGATAAATACACTTGCACTATATACCATGATATGATATATTGCAAGTATTATTATTAACTAATTCATATGAGAATGAATGAACTATATATGAGCCAGGATGACGCTGAAGCAGAGCGCATGATGGCCATAAGGGAGATAGAAGCAGAGGGGTTGTTATTAACTAATCAGGAGCAGGCGGATAGGAAGGAGGAATATGCAAGTTGATGAATCAGTGCTTCTCTTAAATATCATTAGTGAATTTGAGAAGTACACATCCGACAAGCAGTCCAAGAACCTGCCGGTAAGCATGGATAGCTTCACTGACCACCTGCAGGGGGAATTAAATGGTAAAAGATTAAGCGATGAGTTTTCTGCCCAAGAGAAAGAAAAGAAAGCTCCGCCAGTTGGCGGAAAGAAAAGAATTGCCCCCACTGTGTGCTGAATGCGTGGAGGAGAAGAATAAGTGTAAATGTAAATTATATAAACCATTATGAATGAACAAATAAGGAAATACGCCGAGCTGACGGCCCATATAAAGCAAATGGAACAGCACCTCAAAGAGGAAATAGAGCAATATAAGCTGGTTAATGACTACAATGACGTTAAAGACCAGGTGCTTGAGGCCATGCTGGCCGACAGGCAAAAGACCATCCCCACCGGTTACGGGAACGTCACGGTTAGAGAAACCAGGACTTACGAGTATCCGGACAGCTTCACGCAGGAGCAGGATGAGTTCAAGATAAGCAAGCAGAATATAGAAAAAGAGTTATTGAGAGACGGCAAGTATTCAGTGAACGCTGTGCTAATGCTGGCCGGGAAGCCAAAACAAACAGAGGAACCTAAATTAACCCCTAATACTATTCACTAAATAAATAATATGTTTTTAGAAAAAGGTTACGAGCCGGCGGCCGCCGGAGGAAATTACTTAAATAAGTTCGCCGAGGGCGATACTAAAATCCGTATCCTGTCTGACGCAGTAGTCGGCTGGGTGTACTGGGTAAAAAGTGAAAATAGCGATAATAATGAACCTGTAAGATTAAGAGAAGCCCCCGAAGTAGTCCCCGCCGAAGCCGTGCAAGATAAGTTCGGAGGACTCATCAAAGAGTTCTGGGCCTTTGTGGTGTGGAATTATGAAGAGAATAGAATTCAACTGTGCGAAATCGTCCAGGCCACCATCAAGAATCCCATCTTTGACCTGCACAACAACAAAGAATGGGGAAATCCGCAAAATTATGACATAACCATCAACAAAAAAAAGGAGAATGACCGGACTTCTTACGCCATAATTCCCTCTCCGCCAACTGATGTCCCCCTGGAAGTCGCTGAAGAGTTTGCCAAGACCCCGATAACCCTTGAAGCGTTATTCACGAATGATGACCCCTTCAAAGTGGAGTAGTAAAGTATGTTGAAAAAAGCTCCTGAATTTTACATGACCCTACGGCAGGCGGCCGACTATCTGGGCTATACCAACACCTACGGCACCAGGGTTATAAAGAACCTGATAGCCGCCAGGGAGATAGAAGCCACGGTAGTCACCAGAGGCAAATCAAGCACCCGTAACGACTGGAAAGTATCATTCAATAGTATAGAGAAGTGGAGATTAAATAATTTAACTTAAACCCATGAAAAACTTAAACAAAGGCGACATAATTGAAAATGAGTACGAAGAACGTAAAGCGCTGTCCGTTCTGGAGGAGGGGGAGCTGTACGCAATGAGTGACAAGGATAATTTTGACAAGTCTTTTGGAATATATACCCATAAAGAGCTGGAAGAAAAAGACTGCAAACTCCCCGCTGAAAAATGGGTGCCGAATGAAAATGAAGATTACTGGACGATTGATTGTCAATTTACGCATGGATTTGAATGGTGCAATGATGAAGTTGATAACTTAAGACTCAAAAACAACGTCGTCTTCCAAACCGAAACAGAAGCAGAAGAAGCCCTGGATAAAGTTAAGCAGTTACTTAAAGAATTATGACCCCATCTAAAAATACGCCTAACGGCAAAACCCATTATGTCGGTGATAATTGCCCCGAAGAACATGGCAAACAAAAATATAACAAATTAGAAGCAATTAGAAGCAAGCCAGAAGCCAACTGGATAGCCGATAGAATAAGGACTGAATACGACAAACACGCTAAGACCGGCCTGGACTGGGCGTTGATAGCCGCCATTCACATAGAGTCGGAGCTGAATATAAGATTGATGAAAGTGTTGGGAGGGGAAGATGACTGATATAGAGTACATGAAGTCTATCTGGCAGAAAGAAGCAAAAATAGCTGAACGGAATAGGTGTGCGGAGATAGCAAAGTCTATCCTCACTACTGCCGCAATGGCTGACCCAAGCATCACTCAAGACCCTGTAAAGTTAGGTGAAGCCATCTCCGAAGCTATCCTCAACCAACCAGATGATGACTGATATCAGGAGAACAATAAAACAAATATTCTGTAAACATCGTTTCAGGGATATAACCACCAAACCTAACAGAAGAGCTGGTTTCCAGTACTGGAAATGTAGAAAGTGCGAACACGTTGTCACGTGTTGGGATAAAAAGGGAACATTAACTTATACCAGCTTATGACTGATATCAAGAAAGAAGAAATAAACTGGGCTACTGCACTTGTTGATATTGTAATTATTATAGTAGCGTCGCAAACATCATGGTTGTTACTTATTCTAGTTTTTCTTACAGGTAGTTATAAGCTAAATAAGTCCCATGACTGATATTAAGACAGAGGTGAGGGAGAGAATAGCTACACAGCTAAGTTTTATTGAAGATGTAGAGAACATTAAACTTATTACAAAGGCAATATATTCGATTGTAGATGTTACTATCGACAAAGCAGTATTAGCTGAAAGAGAACGGACAATGAATATAATCCGTGATGCTATATGGAAATTCTGTGAAGAAAATACAGATGGTTGGGACACCGATGATTTAATAATATCTATACATAAAGCTATCAACCATGACTGATATTAAGAAAGATGAAAAATGTGATTGTGCCCATGAAGTAGCTTGGGTGGTCACTATAGGTGATGGATGCATGCACGTTACTCCGCACCCTAGTAAAAAAGACTGGAATGGAGATATAAAGCCATCCTTAAAAGAACTAATTGCCAAACTTGATAAAGTATATGACTGATATAAAGAAAGAAAACTTTCACTCAACCTGTCAGACTTGCAATAAGCTAATCCCTAACCAGCATTTTGACTGCGAGAGAGAGTTGAAGAAATTAGCAGCTTTAGCTGAACGGGAAAGATGCATAATAATTATGGAAAGTATGAAAGAACAAAGTGGAGGCGAACACTGCACTTGTATTGATTACTCTATTAAAGCTATCAACCAACAAGATGACTAAAGAATGTCCAATGAAAGGAAGAATGAGCCAGTGTCCAGTAGGTCAGTGTGAGCATTGCGAGCATGACTGGGATTTCTTCTCAAAAGTAAAACCTGCCGGCTACTACTGTTTGAAATGTGGAGCGAAGGAAGATTTGCCAGATGCTAAAATGATGGAGGTAGAAGAAAATTATGGAGATAGATAACCCTTAACCAAGTAAGATGACTAAAAAACTAAAACCAGACCTGGTATCTATCAAACGGAAGAAAGATACTAAACCGACATCCAGTGAAAACTTCTATGCCATGCTTAAGAATGAACCAGAAGAGATTATAAAATGGGCGAGAGGGGAAATTAAAGCCTATGAGGGCCTGATTAAACTAATTGAAGATGGCCAACGGGATGACGAATAAATATACAAAAGAACAAATCAAAGCAATGTATGATTTATGTGATGAATTTAGGGATATTGCTTACACGACAGGGGAGGTAAATCGTTTGGAAGAAGCTAAGGCCAACCTCTTAAATCGCCATTCTTTGGCTGGAAGATTAGATGGGTGAAGAAATACAATTTGATAGGCCGCTAAATCCAGGGGAGGATGGTTATTACCAGTGTACGAAATGCAAGGCTTACCTACACCCTGATATTATAATGCAGCACAAATGTCCTGGTTTTATGTTAGCTCTTAGCCAACGGGACTAACCCCTCCTCACGGTCACTCATATCATTGACTCCGCTATGAGTGACGATGAGGGTGGGATAGCAATCGTTTAATGAAAAGACCCAACCTTTATAAGTTGGGAATGGGTGAATGAAAGGTAGCCCTTGCTATCCGCCCTAACCCGCCAGTGATTCGTGTCCACCTACTGCGGACAGGAATTGACCAGCTCTTCGGTGAGCGTGGCGGGGCTATGAGAAAACCAGAAATATACTTTACTTTCATAAACCAGTATCAGCAGATATTCGGCGAGTACAACTGGTATGACATCACCATAATAGAGTTGTCTTTTGAGTATGACATGGAGATGACCGGAGGATATGAGTTCACTTTCATACTGCTGGGGATAGGCTTTCTTTTCAGGCACACTGTTGACCTTGAAAATTCAGTAGTAGGCAAGAGATTGAAAGATATTAGGGGATGACCACTAAACAGGAAATACTATTCTGGCAGAAAGCCAAGAAGCTGGCTAGAGATGGTTATGTCAAAGGATACTGCAGTGAGATAAACCTGGACTGCAAGAGTTGCCAGGCCAGGCTAACGATAAGCTGGATAGATAATCATATAGCCCTTTTGAAGTGGTCGTTGAAGGAATAAGTTGCTATAATACAACCGTTCCTTGTAAGAAGTTAAGAAGAGTGAATGACGGAACAACAGTTTTAACGCTGTAACGTCAAGCGGTGCGTCCCTATGCACGGGAAGCCGCTCGGTTGACCTAATACATGAATAATCTAGTTAATAGGTCATTGCGGGTAATAAGTGGAAGTTATAACCATTTAAGATAATCCCGCTCACTCTTCTTAGTTCCTTACATAACCCCTAACCCCTAACTCCTTAAAATTCGTAGAAATTTCCCCAGGAAATCTCAAAATACGAATTCCCGGTGAGAGAGAAGCAGAAAACCATACCCTAGCCCCTTAAAGCTACTTCTTTCTCACCTTTTTTATATGATATAATTAACGCATGGAAAGAACTGAACATTTTGAAAGCTGTTCCGCCGCACTTTGTAAAGACATGACGGACAAAGAGAAAGGAGAGGCTATCTGGTATCCTGGTGAAGAGATTTGTTCCGGCAAGCCACCGAATGACTTTATAAAAGAACAGCAAAGGATGAACCGAAGACTTAAAAAAGGCACTGCCAGCTACGGCAATAAAAGTTATACGGCAAAAATGCTGGAAACTACAAAGAGAGATAGAAAACCTATTGGTAAACCATTCACTAAGGGCCACACCATTGGGTCGTCTCACAGATTTAAGGCCACTACGGGGCCGACTTAATACTCTAACCCCCCGAAGTAGTAGTTTTATGAGTCCCACACAGAGAACTCTTAAACTGTATAGAGATAATGGTTATTATGCCGAGGTGGTTGAGCGTTGGAACCAGTATGCTCATATACGGCAGGACTTCATGGGAATATGCGACTTAATATGCCTGAAAGGTAAAGATACTGTCTGCGTCCAGGCCACAAGCAATTCAAACGTGTCAGCCAGAGTAAATAAACTTAATGCCTCTCCTAATACTAAAATATTAAAAGAAGCCGGATGGAGGATTGTAGTAATAGGCTGGGGAAAATATAAATATAAGCGTGGCGGTAAACTAATGCTCTGGAAGCATAAAATTATAGACCTGACTTAGCCTAAAAACTTATTTAGTTTTAGAGATTGCGTGTCTCGTGGTTGCGAACCCAGCTCCAATCAGGATAGTGATCAGTGATACAAAGGTATCATTACCTATCATGTTAAGGCTGTAGAATAACCCCAGCAGTCCTATAACAACAGCTACTGCGTAAGTTTTGGACCCATCTATTTTCATTGCTTTTGGTTTAATAAATAAGATTCTATATTACCAATTTTTATATCTATCCGATTAAGGGTGCTGGTTAGATTTATATCCACCTCATTACCCCTGGCTATTGCCAACTCTAATGCCCTAAGACGCAGGTTGATATTAGTCATCCATGTCAAAATGCCCATTATTAAAATCGGAATAAGTATTTTCAGGAATACATGCTGAAACCACCAGTCTATTGAATATTGGTCAGACATACTCTGATTGACTCTCTAGTCTTCCTTAGCTCTTCTTCTGCTTTATGAGTGGCCTCTATTTGCTCCTGCCAACGCTGGTAATTAAGCTCCTTCTCTTTTATTGACTCTTTATGGTCAGCTACTTCCTGCTTATATTTCTCTTCGTACATGCTGTCTTCACCTCCTTCGTGTTTATTTATATCTAGTTGGAAGTGAGCTAAATCCCATCTCCAATCTAAATCAATGTAGGGCCAAATTATATAATCTAACTGCCTGGAAATCATATATAGTTTCTCATACAGTTTAGTGGAATAAGATAGCTTGCCTTCGACTATGAAAGCCAAGTCAACGGCCTCCCCTATTAAGTGCTTGGACTTCATGGTTTTGCTGTATCCCCTACTAACCAACTCTCGTTGTTCCTCTTTTGTCCTAGTAGTAGAAGTAACTATGATAGGCAGTCCCTTAGCCTTGGCCTGCTTAATAAGCTCTTTGACTTGGGTTCTGAACGGCTCTACTAATTTATTGATATCTCGGCTCATGTGATGTTGACAGTATACCTAAATCTTGATAATATTATACAGCGATTGCGTAGCCGGTAGTACATAGTCGCTAATACCTTTCTTCTACCGGAGAAAGGTATTTTTTATGAATAATAAGAAAATAGCAGAAGAGCTGGCGGCAAGAATGCTCAATAAAGAGCTGATAAAGTTTAATCCAGTAGTCTTGGAGTTTTTACATCCTGGCAGTGAAGCTGAAAAGTATAAGGCTGAACAGAAGATGCTTAGGATAATTCAACAAGCTAGAAAGATTGTTGAACATAAGAAAGAGTACGCATGTTCAGTAGCCCCCAGAACGTGGGGAATACCTAAAAATAAACAGGAAGTAAAGGAGGCTATGAACTATGCTGAAAACCAAATCAAAGGTCGTGTGATACAGTTATATAAAATTCATAGCTGGGCCAACAGGAAAAAGATTAAGCCACCTACAAAAACTATTAAATTAACTATGCCTGAAATAAGATGAAAGAATTACTGGAGATAGATAGCCCCGACAAACCTGAAATCCCAAAGTCATGGGAGTACGACAAGTCTGTAAAAGTGGTTCAACAGGCTGTATATAGTTGGAAGAATATAACTACCTCTGTACTTATAGAGTTATATGTGGCTAGAGAGAAGTTGAGTGAAGTTGGTAACCCTAATTGGAATAAAAGTTCCAATAGTAAAACCTGGTCAAAATACTGCGAAGACATAGGCGCAAGCAGACAAGTGGTCAATCGCTGGTTAGCTTGGCATTTTGGAGCATCTGATAAAATTACACCCAGCCCTGACAGTCCTAAGCCGGAAAACAAAGAACTGGTTAAGCTAGGTGAGATTTATAAAAATATAGATGATAAAACTTTTGATAAGGAGATGCATAAAGAAATGTCATTAGGCACAACTATACTAAAAACTGGACATAAGTTGATATCCGGTCTCAATTCATACAAAATCAGTAGATTCTATGACCAGAACGGAGCCACTATGGTAAGAGCTTCGTTATTTGAACTTAGACAGTCAATAGATGAGTTCTTAGAAGTCATAGAGCCTCGTCAAGTCTAAATGGGTCATTTGACATAATCTATTGCTTGATATACACATCTAATAGCAGAAACATATGAACAAGTATATATCTAACGGTTTAATCCCTCTACTCTTCTTCGTTTTGGTGTGGTTGGCGTGGTCCGGCGGGGCGTACTGCGGGGATAGTTGGCCGTGCTAAGGTCTAATGCCTCTCTCAATTTTTCCAATATTCTATCACCATCTTCCTTGGCTCGCAGGTAAGCCTCTGCTTGGTCATTTGTGGTAACTCCTCTTCTAAAATCTTTTCTCACTGCCTCTGTCTTTCTTTCTACCCTATCCTGGTGTATCTGAAAGAATGTTAAGTTCGGGTTGGACGAATTTTTAACCTGTGCGGTCTGCTTCTCTGATAATGCTGATAATCCTTCCTCGTAATAAACCCTGGCCACGTCTGTTGAGGCTGTACCAATAAGTATAGTCTTTAGGTTTAACTCCACCGGGTATCTAGCTCTACCTGTAGCAGTAGGAGCAAACCCAAGTTCTGATTGTATCAATCCATCCACCAGCCTATTTACTTGAGCTGCGCCACCTACTCCAGATAGTCCTAACCCCCAGAAAACTAGAGATTTTCTAAGTTGCTGAATATCCCCATCCTTCCCATAACTTGTTACATACCTTGCTGCTGGCATCATGGCCCTAGCTAATTGGTCTACATCTTCTAGGGGGGCGATTGGTTGTCTCCCCCTGGTAAAACTCCTCTCTAAACCTAATGCTTTCTTACCCGCCGTCTCCAGTGGTTCTCCTATAACTGGCAAAAAGGAACCAGGTGTAAATGCTGGACGACCCCTAACCTGATTAGAATATAGATTAGCCATATACATGCCAACTATTAAATTCATTCCCATAAATATACGCTGTTTAGTCTTTTGAGGGATTCCTCCAACCCCTAATATTTCCCTGGCATGGCTGTTCATTTCCATAAAAAATGTCTGAAACGGTGCTGCTGTTTTGAATATGTCACTATTTAATATCATTGGTTTACTGCCTCGGTTATACATGGATTGAGTCCTTTCAGCGACTATATTGGCAAACCTAAGATTGTCTTCACCCTCAAATCCTAACTTCTTACCAGCATCTAATCCTGCCGCAAAAGACATGCCAGTCAGATGTTTCTCTTCCCAGTTAGCTATAGCTCCCAGCACGTCATTCACCTTGTCCACGTTGCCAGACCAGACCCTACGAGGAGCACCAGATATAATCTTTTCTGTAATCAAACCTTTTTGACCCGTCTTGAGCCTTAAAGCCGTAGACTCTCCAGCTAATCTACGCACTTCTTTGCTAAAGAACCATTTGGTACCACCTTTTAATGTATTGATAAGCCCTGCTTCTTTAGGCGTTAAGGCAACAAAGGAAGTGGGTTGTAAAGCTACCATCCATGATAGGTTCCCAACTAATCCCCCCTTGTATCTAGCCTCCTGTATTTTCTGTAAGATAGCTTCACTTTTACCACCCCTTTCCACCTGGAATATGGTATCTAGTTTATGTTTCTTGCCCACTAGTTGTATCCTGATATATTCATCCCAGAAAGACGCAGCTTTATTAAAACCTCTGCTCTTGATAACGCTGTTATGGACTTTAATGTTCTCTATGGCTGGAGAAATGAAGATGTCTTTACTGCTGCTATCTATGTATGAGTCCATCAGTTTGAAGAAGTTGGTCTCTCTTTCATTTTCCGCCATTTGCCCTATACGTCTTAGCGCCCTACGATTTGTTTTTTCATTTGGGATTATAAAGTCAAAAGCCTCGGAGATTGTAGACTCAGATTCACCGAGTAGTTTATTCCAGAAACCTGTCCGTTGCATGTGAGGAACATATGAATCAATCTCTCCCATAGACTTCTTGCCTAGCCCCTCGCGAACTGCGTTGGTAGTGTTTCTCCATCCATCAAATAACTCCCTGACCTCTTTAGCTACTCGGTAATGTTTCAAGTTTGCTCCCTTAGTAGGGAAGGACTCCATCAACTCAACAGCCGAAAGGGACTTCAACTTTATGTTGGGGATACTTTCAGTTACTTTAGTTAGTAATCGCCCTTGCCTGGCGTTAATAGATACCCCATTGGCATTAAGTAGATTACGGACTTTAACTGCCTGTTCATTTCCCCAGTTAGCTGCACCCGCTAATGCTTTTTGGGTTGGCTCGTGTATACGCCGATAAATAGGACCAAATTCAAGACTAGTACGGTAAGGGATGTCATCTTGGATTAGAGCCATGTCTCTAGGTGACGTGAACTGCCCTGTCACATTTTTGATTAGACTTGTTTCAATATCTTTATAGGCGAAGAACCCTGACTTTTGCCTAATTGCTGCTGCTAAAACTCGTTTACCTCCTCTAGCCCGAAACACGGAAGCTATGTCTGGCTGTATGGACTTAATTAATGTAGAAATCTTTTTTAGTGGAACTATATTATCAAAAGAAGAAATTACCTTCCCGGACTTGGCGCTTGAACCAGTAATGCGAGGGTCTATAGAACTAATAACCAATCCTGCTCCAACAATCGAGCTGGTGAACTTAGCTAATTCTTCTGGCGCTCCTCTTTTTCTCAGGAAACTTTCAGTACCAGCCACTAAGGGCTGTCTGCTTAAAGGCTCGATTGGTTTAATCCCGATAGTTGCCTGTAAGAACTTATTTTTAACTGGGAGCCTGCCATAATCATCAGTAAATCGCTTCATTTCCTGCGTCCCTGCCAGTGCCCCTCCAATTAGTCTAATTGGTTCTTCTATGAATATCTCTCTGGCCGCTTGTGGTAATTCCTGAATGACATCCCATGCGCTTACTTTGGCATCAGGAGTAAAAAACCTATTAATCCTACCTATCAGATTAGGCTTGATAGTGGATGAACCTGGGAATAAGCGACCCATATTAAAATAATCCAGCTATAAAACTTTTAACATCAGCCCATAATGAAGTCTGGTCTGACTGGTTAGGAAAGTCTATATATATCTGATCTACTGCTGCTTGTAATGTCTGCTTGTCAATCTCTGGATAAGCCTCAACCACTTGTCGTAAGGCATCCTGTTTATTGGTCCCCTGACTTGCCATAGTCTGTATGTCGTCATTAGCTAAATAGGTTGCGTAAGCCACCGCTAGAGTTGCCACGTCTCCTCTTTGAGAAACTGGGACCCTTTTCAAGTCTAAAGTTCCATTAGCTACCCGCGCCGCAAGTGCATTTATACCTTGCGAACTAGCCACAACTTTCGTTTTCCCTGTCCCTCCACCTCTCCTTTTAGATATATCAATCCTCTGTTGGGCTTGTTCCGTGCTTACATTAAACTGTCTCTGATTCTCATCAAAATTATCTTGAAACTGTGCCGCATTCTGGTCTAACTGCGCCTGGTTAAGCTCCAGATTAGCCTGTTGTATCTTCCTGTTAAAGGCTTCATCCTCACGCTCATAAGCAAGTTGCAGCTTACTGAAGTCCATCTGCTCCTTAAACTGGCTCTGCTGGATAGTGGTATTCACTATGAACTTGGCATCCTCACGAGCCGCTGTCTCTAACGCTGAAAATATAGCTAGTCGGTTGGTCTGTAGTTCTCTCTTGCGTTCATATTTAGAAACCAGCTCTTTCAACTTTCTATTCCTGACATTAGTTCCCAGCCATGGGTCTCCGTTAAGGGCCGCCTCATCATCAGCAAACTTATCATCCAGGGCTTTGAGTTCACCATTTATATAGTCAATCTGTGACTTAATATCCCTCATGCCTAGGGCATCCAGGGTGTCATTATACATCTCGGTTGCTGTCTTAACGGGCTGACTGCCCAGGTTAGACGTGTCATATTCTACGGTTGTTTCATTGCCCACCGCATCAGTCAGCGCTTGGGTAGTTTTTTCTGATGTTACCGGCTCTGTTCTCTCTCTCCCCGTAGCTCCCGTAGCCAACGGGATTAGTTCTTGCCTGCGCTGCAGTACCGTGCCATCAGGCGCTCTGAAGAATGCCATTCCTTTATCAGCCTTAATAACTTTACCTTGCTCCTTGGACTGGAATGTTAAGCCTAAGAACTCTAAATCAGATGTTGGAGTTAGTCCTGCTTCCTTAATGGCAGCCTCGGCCTCTTCAGCCGTTCCACCAGTTTCAAGTATCTGCTCGACTGTCTTGGTAGTCTCCTCAAGAGGTGGTAATCCTTGCTCCTCCCTTAACTCATCTACTGATTTACCAGCTTGGCTAGTCGGCTTGGTTTCTCCTGGCTTGTTGGGATCGGTTCTCTTCCTCACCTCAAACGTACCATCCGTGTATTCAATCAATACCTCATCCTCGCCAACGGTAAAGTCAGCGCCTGTCTCAGAGTTGAATGTTGAATTTCCGATTCTTGAAATCTCCTTGCCCTCGGCTGGAGTAAGCGCGAGCTGGTCCTGGGTGAAGCCTTCTACGGGTGTCTTATCATCTGGAGAACCTGTAAAGCCTTGGGTGAATAGGCTTGAAGCGGGAGCGCCAGTGCTCCCTTCAGGTAGAGGACCCTCTACGAGTTTAACTCCTCCACCTTCAAACAGCTCGAAGTGACTACCGGTAGGCGCGAATACTTCCACCCCAGATGATTCATCAAAAAACGTATTATTGGTTCCTACCAACACATCTTGCGGTAATCCTGACCTTAAATTAAAAGCCTGGGTTTCTCTGCTCCCGACAGAACCAACCTCATTAGTGACAACTCCTCGGTTCTGTTCTCTGCGGGCAGATACGATAGTGCCTTGCCCCACGTTGAACTTTCTCGCTAGAACATCTAAATCACCTGACTGGGGAACTTGTGATATATCAAGGCCAACATTCTCTACACCTGTGTCTATTCCAGCGTCAAGATTGGCTTGAGCTATAGCTCTCTCAAAGGGGTCAGTGATGTTAGTGAAGGTCCCTTCCCTCACCGACTTTCTAAAAGCATCAGGAAGATGTATTTTCTTACCACCAATATTTACGGTTCTTCGCTTAGAAGTTGAACCAGGGTCTAAAAGTTCCCGCTCTTCAGCGCTCCCAGTCAATGCTCCATATTTAACCGATAAATCTCTTTGGCTAACCGGGTTAGTTATGGTAAATTCTTGTGATTTAGATAAATCGATAGCGGCTCGCCCCTTAGACAAATCGGCTAGTGATGTTTTTGGCTCTCCAGCGGCTAATGCTTGGTCTGACGCAACTTTCCGGGCTGCATCTTCCTCGGTAAATTCCCCCGTTTCAAATACCTCGGTCACTCGCCCCTCTTCATTTTTTTTGGTGGTAATTTTTCCAAATTGTTCAGGTCTATCACGGTTGTTTCTCGCTTCCTGTCCTTGAAAATTTGTCTGCGTTCCTTTTGCCTTAACTGCCTGACCTCGCAAAGCCTTTAATTTCTTCTGATTAATGTGAGCCATAATCTATATCTTAAAAAAATGAATCCTCTCTAAATGTGTTTCCCCTATCTCTAGCGCCAGTGACTACCGGAAAGTGCCTAAACATATTCCGCTTGGTGTGGTAGCCGAATCCTTCAGCTTTAATGTCATTCCAAAGTTCTTCCAGGATTGATTTAGCTCTATTGCTATGCGCTTCTGATTCAGATAGTTTCTTCTCTCTAGTCTTTGCGTAAGATAGAACTCTCTCCACGATAGCTTCATTGCCTTCCTCGGTTGAGCTGAATATGGTAGGCGAGGCTGGGTCCGTCTTATCGAGGTCTAAGGGGGTGTATTGGCCCCACAAACTGACCGTACCCCCCAAATCTATGTTTGGATGCACGAAGTATGCCCTTCCGTAATCAGTAAAGACACGAGATGACTCACCCGTGTTGCTGGGTAAGTCCTCAAGGTACCTGTAGAAGTCCAGCATGTTTAGCTTCTCTAGCTGTTTCCCCTCTATTCTCATAAGTCTGATAGAGTCACTCTTCCATCCTTCTGGATATTCCCCTCTAAGGTTTGAATCTTCGTCTGTCACTAAAGAAGCAAAAGTAGTAGATATCCGACCTTCGGTAAACGGCCACTTCTTATATCCGGCTGCCCAGATATGAGCTTCATTTATCCAATCGTCTATAATCGTATCCGTGTAATAGGCAACAGTAGTGGAGACTCCGAGCTTCACTAGTACGTCATTCTTTAATTCTGATAGTGTGTTGGGCATATATAGATATTATAACACGTTAAGCAGTCTTACGAAGTTGGATGTGCTGTAAGTTTCCTCGATAGTTGGAACTTGATCCATTCTTAGTAGCCATCTTGAAACGCAAAGTATGAGAACCTGTTTGCGCCACGTCAATGCCCGTCACTGTATCCGTAAAATTAACTGAATCTGAAGCATTATACATATCAATCGTACCCTGCTCCACGCTATCAAGCTGTACCGAGGCAATCCCATGACTAGCAGCTTTTTTAAATAAAATTTCCACCGTCCAAGTTCCAGCTGGCCAAAGAATCTTATAATCGACCAAGGCGTTCTGTGATGAATTGCTAAATAATCCGCCATTGTAAATAGAGTCAGTGGATACGGTTACACTATTCCAATTGGTATTCGCGGTAAAAAAAACTGGTGAAATATCAATTAATTGCAGAGCATCGGTTTCATTAGTTGCCCCCCTATTATTTGCAATAAGTGTCCTGGTTCCTGAATCCGAAATAGGGCCAGCTCCATTGTTGTCAAATATATTATTGCTAATAATAGTATCTTCAACTGTACTAAGATTTAAGTTTATTGCGTTACTTAAATTGTCTTTGATTAAGCAATTTCTGATAATAGTCTGAACATTATTACGAAGCAATAATATAGCTGACTGTGTTCCATCTTTTACCTCAAGTCTATCAATCAATAGGTTAGTAGAGCCATCACAATAAACATTGACAGCCGAACTCCCCTTAATAGTGAAATTCGTTAATGTTATATCAGAATTATTACACTGGAGAGAATTATTGCTGCTCAATTCAAGAATAGTCCCACCTCTTCCCGCTCCTTCTAATATTGTATTCTCTGGCGTGAAGATTTCTTCACTAACTATATGGGTACCCTTAGCTAATTTAATAATCCCACCACCTGCTGATTCAATAGCCTTCATAGCTTGAATGAGGTCATCTTGAACACCAACAGTGATAAGTTGTTGTCCTGATATAGTGTTTGTCCTGAATTGAGGCACGGTTGCCATTGCCTTGCTGATAGGCGCACTAGGTCTCTCCGGCAAAATCATCTCTGTTACTTCATTAGTTAGTTCAGCCATAACTAATCGTGTTCATACCTTATCTTTTCTATCAGCGTCACTATGTCAGATACTTCAGGGGTGTCATTGGAATTGGGGTTCAGTTCAAGCCCCACCTCAAACGACTTCCCCTTATTACCGCAAGTAAATTCAGCTTTAGTTGAACTATGACCAGATGATACAGCATGGGTAGTAGAACCATCTCCCAGCACTGCGTACCTCCAATTATCCTCATCATCCAGCTTAAATTTAGCCGATACGGATGTTTGCGATGGCAGAGGTTTCATCATTACCGTAATCATCCTGTGCCAGCGATTCAGGTGGGGTTCTCCGGCATCAAACTCCAGCCCTTCGTATAAGGCGGCAGCCTTAGTCGTAGTACTTATCTGGTCTATACCATATTCAGTCGTAGACCCGTCTACCGTCTCCCATGACGCAAGTAAGGTCCCATTGTGCATCTCTACACTGCCAATCTCCGTAACGGTAGACCCACTTACCGTAGGGCTTAATCTATAATCATAATTTAAGGCAAAAGGATGGTTGCTTCTCTTCCTGCCAAGGCTCCATAGCCCATCAGTCCCATCAGTGGTTCCGTATATGCCGAATAACGCCACGTCATCTTTAATAGTCACGCCATCAGGTCTTACTTGCCCGCCGCCTGGAACTCCATTCAGAGGCGTAGTAGTCACGAAGTCAGAGGTGAAGAACTCGCCATCAGTCCCACCCTGAATTATAGGGAACTCGGTAGTAACCATGGAATTTATGCCCTTAACGGGGATCAGCTTCTTCTGCACCCAGTCAAGAGTGGTAATCACCCACGACCAGATGTGCCCCTGCTCCGCAAGACTGCCTCTACCGCTACCCATGATAGCGTAGTCATCTCTTTCGTCTAAAGCCTTAATAACATTACCTTCTCTAATGTTAGCCGCCACGGGGTCCCAGTTATCCAGCCTGTCCAGTGCCGCTAGAGAGTCCTTGTTAGCTATCATAAGGGAACCTGAGGCCGTCTTCATGGTGTGATGGTCTACTGATGCCAAATCAGTCTTAAAGTCCTGCGTGGCCACTCCAGCGGCCCAAGGAGTGTCAGGAGAACCATCTATAGCCGCTCTAGCCAGTGAAGTTTCAGTAGCCCATATCAAGTAACGGCTGCCATCTTTTATAGTCCACTCATCGGCTCCTTTAATCTCTCCATTCTCATCGCTATATAGAAAAGTCCACTCTCCATCGCCACTTCTCGCCCAGATACTGCCGCTGGCATCAAAGGCGTACATACTGCCATCTGACCCGGACACCATGTGCCTAATCATCCCGCTTAAAGCGGCGGGGGTAACGTCATTCATGGCCTGGTGGCAAGAATAGGTGTCATTACGCTTCCGTATGTTTCCAGCATAGCCAGCCTTAAACGACCCCGTAGGGCCTTTATCATTTTCCGAGCTGATACCTCCCCGGAAAGTCTTAATAGTGTATGAGTCAAAATCAGGCATATCAATAAGAATACTTATCGTAATCAACCTTCCAGTATTTTCCCCTGGCATAATACTTGTCGGCCTTGCTTAACTTAACTTTCTTTCTATTTATTTCAGAGAAAAAATACTGCGCTCTAAATCTATAAGCGTCATCTTCATTAAGGAAAAATATCAAAACTCTCTTTATCATCCTTAATCTGCCTTTCATGTCATCCACTATCTCCATCTCTATCATTTTATCGAATACTCTGGCCATCTCCCTAACGGCAGGAACGCACTTCTCATCAGGCAACATGTCGTATTTCATGTCATTAGCCATATCCTCTAACTCTCCAAAGACTTTATTGAAGATTGCGTTTTTCACTTTCTTTTTCATTTTAGCCAAAGGACCAAGTAAAACTGGTCCTCTTGGAAACCCTGGGTATTTATATTTCTCTCCTTTAATCTCCATCTCCAGATGGCCCTCTTTTGCGTGGCCTACCTTGGCTCTGGCAGGCGCTCCATTCTTCCAGTATTGGACTGATTCAGGAGGACGTATTTTATACCATTGGTCAAAAAATAGTCTTTTTATGTTCATATTGTCTCCTTTCAATTTGGGGCGTGGTTTGAAAGGTACACGCCCCAAGACAATTAAAGATTAAACCTTGCCGAACAATACGGCACCAGAACGTCTCCTCATGGCGGGTACCTTTACGCCATACAGGTGAAGCCCCTGATATTTCCTGGCAAACTGATTCTCCGCATCAACTACACGACTCTCTGCCCATTTGTAGGCGAAGGTCATATAAGAGATGTGATTAGCAAGAATTACATGGGTTTGTGAACCATCGGTCTGCACGGTGTCAACTGTCTCAGTGGATTTCTCCAGTCGAGTAGATACACGTGTGCCAGCCGCCGAGTGAACTTCAAATCCAGCCATTCTACCAACATTACCGTTCAGGATTACGCCTTCATACGCTTGCGCGATAGCAGGCTGTAGTTCTGAAACCCGTCTCAAAATCATTACGATCTTAGGAGACACGGTGATGTGTCTGTCAGTGTCAGGAATCTCGTTTTTATCGAGCTTATGCGCCACTTCCGTGAATTGGTCATAGAGGGTTGTCTTGGTTATGGACGTTGCCCGTCCAGCCTGGAACTCCCATCCCCATCCAACCGTAGCACTTCGTGACTCAGTAGTTACCTTTCCATCAGTGTTCAGGGCACCTCCCAGGAACTCTGGAGCGCCTCCCAATCCACGGAGAATGTCTCCGTTAGGAATGTCTGAACCAGATGTAGCATCATCCCAGTTCGTGATGGTGGCAGTGTTTGTGTCAGTAACAGCAGTAATCTTATACCACTCGGTAGCGTGGGTTGTACCAGAAGTCAGTCGGACAGGCTTGCCGATGTCCTGCGGGTCTTCAAACCCAGCAGCAACCAGCGTGCCATCTCCAATTTCAACTGGTCCAATCGTAGCAGCAGCTTTGTCTGCCATGATTTCCAAGGTTCCACCGGCAGCAGTAGTCGTGACAGAAGCGGCGGTTTGCGTACCACCAGCTATCCTTAAGTCAATCCCTACCCAGTTACCAGCCTTGGCTTCTCCAGCCTTTTCCAGCGTATAAGTATCAATACCTCTTTCAATAGTTTTGTTTGCGTTTTCAACCAGCGTGTCACTAATATCACCAGAATAGGTGAAGAGTTCCTCGGTGCGGTCAATAGGGAAGCTGTAATACTTCCGCTTCTCAACCACGAGTTCATCTTCAGAGTCAACGATTGACTCTACGCCCATATCTGTACCTGCTATATAATCAGTCAGCGTGATGTCAGACAAGAAGGAAAGAATCCTTACTCGGTCACCAGCACTTTTGATTTCACCCTCGTAATCACGATTAGCGATTGATGGGGTTACGGCAGTTTGATAGAACCGTCTTAGGGTCTTAGTGGCAAACTGTATTCCAAATTTACTTAACATTTTTATTTCACCTTCTTTCTATCCTCCAAAACTTCCCGTTCCTTTCGTCCACTTTACGTTGTCGAACTTACCACCTTCGAGCATCCTCTCGTATCTACGAGGCTCCTCCTTAGATATTCTTTCGACATCCTCCTCTGTATATCCAGTGGGGGCGGGTTCCTTAGGCCCAGGGGTTGGCTTTTCCAAACCTTTAGGTTTAGGAGCTATGCCCTGTTCGTTAAGGAATAGAACTGAAGCCTGCTCGCTTGTTAAGTTAGGATTTGCATCCATGTACTCTTCAAACTCGCTCATCTTCTGGTTAATGACTGGATTTTCAGCTATTACCTTGTTTAAGTCTCTCTCACGTTCAAGGTCTTTAATCCTAGCCTCCATCTTATCGTCACTAGGTTCTTGGGAAGTCGTAGTTTCTGATAAAGTTTTGAGCTTTCGCTCGGCCTCTTTCCGTCTTTCCCTTTCTTGAACCAGAGCTTTGCTTAGGTTCTCGTCAGGAGTGGAACTGGGCTTCTCCTTTTCCCGTGAAACTACAGGTTCAGGATCAGGAGATATTGCTTGAGGTTTAGTAGGCTCCTTTACAGGCTCCTTTTTAACGCCCTCCTCTGGGGCGGGGGACTCTTTAGGAGGGTCCTTCTCCTCCAAACCCTCGGGGCTTGGTAATTCTGATTCTTTTAGTTCAGGCATACTTTTTACGTCCGTAGACGAGTTAAGATTTAACGCCCCTTAAAGGGCGGGATAGGTGTTTAGGGACCTGAACCTACAAGGTCAATTAGTTACTTAAATGTTCTAACGGGCATGGGCACGAACTTCTTTGCGCTGACCATGACTGACTGGTCCAGTACCGGCATTGCCATATTAGGTTGTTTGCGATTCTGCAGAGATGCTGATGTCCCGCTTACCTGTCCGGTTAGAGATGTGTCCTGATTCTTCATCTCCATCACTGGCTTAACTGCCTTATAGTCACCTGACAGTGAGTCAGCTACTACTGGGGGCTTTTTAGGTTGTGACACTCCGCCCATCTTAGGGCTGGTGCTTAACATTGGAGCTTTAGGCATATTATTTATTAAAATTAGTTCTTCTTAATTTACGCTTATACATTTTAGGTGTCTTCGACTCCATGAACACCTTGGCCTGCTTGCTCGTGGCCGATACTATTCTTTTTAGTTTTGTTTTAATAGGCATATTTTTTAAGTTAATAATCCAACTGCGATGTAATAAGCTCCTGATGACATTCTGCCCTCGGCTGATGACACGACATTAACCCTTAACCATCCCTTACTGGTGAAAGTGGTGGCATCTCCGCCCCCAACTAAAGTTTGAGTCATTATATCCCCATTGGGGTCACCCTCGAATCTTATAAACTCCTCTGACTTGTCGTCCTGGTCTAAATATAGAACAGGGACAGCTCCCGTAACTGAATCCTGGTCAATGTGAACCACTCCTTGTGGTGATCTCGTCCTAACGCCTACTCGGTCATTAACATCATCATAATATAAGTTATCTCCTTCGGCTTTTAGCGCTCCATTAGCGTCTGTGTAAAGCACGGACCCGGAAGCAACCGTGGTCCCCTGTGCTCCAGTTAAGGCTGTTCCAATTTGGAACACCTTAGAGTTGATTAAGTCTTGTAATTGATTAGGTGTGGGTTGTGACATAATTTTATATAAAAATTGGACAGCTATTTAGGCTGCCCGTTTCTTTTATGAAGTTAAGGCTATTTATTGATAATATAAGATACAACGTCCCTTTACGCAAGTTTATTGTTTTGCGTGAAGGAGGCTAACCAGATATGCTTCCATACTTTTTCGCTCTGAGTCCCTAGACTTAGTCATCTTCAGAATAGTTTTGTAGACAGTGTGCATAACTACTAGACGCTCATTCTGATGTTCATTCTTATTTAAGTCTGCCCATCTGCCCTCAATCATTCTAATTTGTGTCCTGCACAACTTCTTAACGTCATTTATGGTAGTGTCCCCACTCGTCATAACAGAGTTCCAGTGGTCGTAATCACGCCTCTCGTCATTACTCAGGTCTTCCAGTTTTATCCCCCGCTTCTTTAATAGGTCACTTAGTATTTTGTGCATATATTAGTTCTCCTTATTCCGATTCACTATCTCCTGTAAAATAGCGTTATATTCCTGCTCCGCTTGCTTTATCTGTTGCATCTTATCAAAGGCCATGGCTTTCAGGTCCTTTATCGTCAAAGACTTAGTGGTTTCCTCTGTCTCGGTCATATATAAATTTTAGCACATTAACATCAAAAAGCATTTTGATTAACATTGCCATTCACGTCTATATCTCCGTTTGATTTGAACCTGGCTACTTCTATGCCTCCAACAAATATATTCATCGTAGTCCCATCGTAAGTAATATATGTCCGGCCGGTAGATATAGATACAGTCGGCGCCAATAAAGCAGAAGTTAAAGCCAACGTGCTGGGCGTAACAGTCGGGTTCTGGTCTGCGACTATAGTTGGGGCCAGGAGTGACAATGTTAATGCTAGAGTAGCTGGAGAATACGAGTCATTAGTGGAGAATGATGGCGCTAATAAGGCCGAAGTTAAGGCTTGAGCGGCTGGCGTGATAGTTGGGTTCTGGTCTGCGACTATCGTTGGGGCCAAGAGAGCTGAAACTAAAGTTAAAGTGGCGGGGGGTTAAGGCCAAGGCTAGAGCGGCAGGTGAATATGAGTCATCAGTAGAAAATGATGGTGACTGCAGAGTCAAGGCCAGGGGTAGAGTAGCCGGTGAATATGAGTCATCAATGCTTATTGTTGGAGCTTGTAATGTCAGGGCCAGGGCTAGAGTAGCTGGAGAATACGAGTCATTAGTGGAGAATGATGGTGACTGCAGGGTTGAGGTTAAGGCTAACGTGGCTGGCGTGATAGTGGGGTTCTGGTCTGCGACTATCGTTGGGGCCAAGAGAGCTGAAACTAAAGTTAAAGTGGCGGGGGTGACGGTTACAGCCCCCACCGGCACAAACAGCTTCCGATTAGGTCTATATAGCAGTAATCCTTTCTGATGTACTAAAGAACGAAAATATAAATCTTGACTTTCAACAGGTGATAATAATCTTTTGTAAACTCGTACATCATCTATAAAACCTTTAGTAAAATTGGGAGTATTTTCTTTTCCAATTAAAAAATTATCAGCTATAACCGGTGTTAAAGTGGGCAGAGTTCCGAAATTGGTTATCGTTGTTTCAACGCCATTTATATATCCCTTGACTCTATCAGCCGCAACAGATTCATCTCCATCAAAAGTAAAAATTATATGTTGCCAAACAGTATTATTTAACGTAAAATATCCAGCGTTAAAACTTCCATCTCCAATCCAAAAATAAACATTCCCATCAGCATCCTGCGTCAAAAATAACATGTCAGCGTTAGCGGGGTCATAAGTGCCGAAACTCACATAATCACCAGAGGCATTTCTTTTCATCCACGCGGAGAACGTAACCCTCGGGATAAACTCCAGTTCTGGTATATTTCCAGCGTCTACAAAATCATTAGTGCCATCAAAATCCAGTGCCCCCCAACCTTTATGCCTATTTACTTTACCTACCCAATCATCTTGGGCCATGTTGGTTAATGCCCCATGATAATTATTCCCTGATAGGTCATACCAAGTGAAAGAACCCCTATTGTGAGGGGTTACCAGCCACCAACCGACCAGTCCATCGTTAAGAGGGTGTTTCGAAAGAGGGTTACTCCAGTCTATTTTGGTATAATCGTCCATCCATTATGTCGTAGCCTGTACTTCGGTAATTATTGGACTTAGCCTGATACTTATTTCCACGGCATCAGCTATAAAATTTTGGTCACTACTATTTTTAACTACTATGATTCCCCACCTCTGTTTAGGCAGGAAAAGACCCAAGTGACCTATATGCGTATCAATATCATTTGATACCGGCATAGAGCCTACAAAGTCCAAATCATTTATAGCTTCATTGGCATCAGCGGCCGCCGCTCCATAACCATTATAGGCCGCATCCGCACCGCTCAAGTTTCCAGGGTTGCCGGTAGCGGCCGTAGTTGAATTACTAAATCCTATCCACACTTCTATATTTTTACCCGCTGTTGGGGCTACTGAAAATTCAAAAGCTCCGGTAACTGCCCATACATCAGCTCTGGTAACTCCTAAATCAAACTTGGCACTCTGTCTATATAATCCAGCCGCTAAAGAAGTTAAGTCAATCTGGTCAGTTCTAGTTCCTAGATTATTAGCGGCAGCCGGAGAGTGGTCGGTGGTATCCGCCAGTATTATGTCGGTTCCCTGTTTAAGTAATACGGTATTAGGCACAGCTAGGTATTTATTACACTACCCCACCACCAACCAAAGCGTCTACGGCCTTGTCTACGTTAGTCTGAATGGATGAATCAGTGGCTCCGATGATAGTAGTCTTTGTAGATGTGTTGTTAGCCGCCAAGAGATAGTTTATCAGCTTATCAGCCTCACCTACTGGGCTTCTTAACGTGTTATTAGCCCAGTTAAGTTCATCAGCAGTAGGCGTAGCCCCATCAATAAACTTCTGGGCCTTGATAACTGCCGCTACCGCTATTTTGTTTCTTAATACGCTGTCTGTCTTTAAGTCGTATATTTCGGTGTAAGTGCTCATAATTATAACCTTACTTAGCCACTTATCAGGCTAGCGTGATAATTCCGCTTGCATTCCACTGAATAGTAAACGTACCCGATGATACCGTCTGCACGCCACCGAAGTCGATATTAGCAATCAAGTCATTTCCGGCTAAAGTGCTGTCATAAATAACTGCGTGATAGGCCGAGAACGTAGCGCTCGTCCACGCTGTGTCATCAGCATCCCACTTGGTGGTGGCCGCTTCCGTCACAGCCTTAGTTGTTAATGCCGCCCCAGTCTGCGTATACCCACCAGCCGTTGCCAGTTCATTAGTTGAGGTATAGGCAGTATCAGTGGCCGTAAACACATGGGTATTGTCATACAATGCCACGTTAATTGTGTCTGCCTCCAAGTCGACAACCTTATTCATCAAATTAGCCTTCATTCTATTATAGATACCACTCGCCATAGTATTAGTTCCTTTCTTTGTTATTTATAAATTTATTATATTTATCCTGCGCCGCCTTTAATTCTAAAAGCGGAGCTTCGCAGACCACGTCCACCGTGCCATCTTCATTCTTTATCTGCTTGCACTTGGCCTTGATTACCGGCGGTTCATAATTCATATGTTTAGTATACAAACTTATCCATCTAAATAAAACTTATTTCCCTGCTTCAAAGTTATATCGCCAACCACGTCCAGTTCAGTGGCCGGAGTTGCTATGCCAATTCCCAGTCGGTTGTTGGTATCATCCCACTGAAAATTGGTGTTGTCTTCGCCCAGCTTGCCGTTAGCGTCTATGAATAGTACGGAGCCGGTGGTGCCGCCTACTACGACTTTACCTATAGCGGTCTTACTTGGACCTGTTGTGATTATTGGACCTGGCATTATACATCGTGATAACGGACAGAAATGGTAGAGCTGGCTGCCCCACTAGATATGACTGCGTATATTTTCCCAGTGTAATCACCAAACCCATATACCTGATTAGCCACCACGGGGAACCCATTGGCAGTCGTGACCGTATCATCAAACCCAAAATACACAGGGTCATCACTCTCTTGAGTGACCGTAATAGCTTTACGCTCTAATATCTCCGGTACCACCTGTGTAGCAGTAGTAGCCACGTTCACTGCTCCATGCGCCCCAGTGGTACTGCGCTCGTAGTCTTGTGGCCTAGAACCGCCTCCACCACTCATAATCTGCTTTACAGGTTTGCCACTGGCATCTACCTGAATGACAGGTACAGGCTTAGAGAAACTTACATCTTCAAATATATCTCTAGCTGGCTCAAACATCCCTTGGGCTTCAACAGCTTTCTTGATGGCCCTCATCTCATTAGTTAAAGCCTTGGTAGCAATATTGACTTTAGCGGCAGGTATCTTTGGCATTTTAACCATTACTTTAGCCTCCGGTACCTTAATGGGTGGAATAACAATGGGGTCAGGCTTATCTACATTCACTACCACTTTGGGGCGGGGCATCTCCGGCATCTTAACCTCTGGTACATTAACTTCGTTCACTATCTTTATGTTTTTTATCTCCGCAACTATAGTGCCTAGTATCTTGCCTAACTGGGTCTCCAATAGGCCAGCCAAGGTTTTGCTTATTCTATGATTGAATCTATCAGCCAGTCTTATATCACGTTTCTCTTGTTGAATAGCATCATCTATTTCCTTTTTAAGTTTATCTGACATTTTGTAAGGAGCTTAACTCATTAAGACTCTGATTAACTGTTTGAGCCTGTGGTTCCTCTCCCTCTCCCTGCTGGGCCGCTACTTGTCTATTCTGATCGGCTACCTTATCAGCTCTCTCCTGGTCAGCTTTTATCATCCGCAACTCCTCGGGAGTCAAGTCAAGCATTTCCAGCGACCTGCTTTGGGCAATCTGATTAAGAGCTGGGTTGTTGGGGAACTGGGACCGCACAAACATTAGCTTCTGTATTTCTTGCGCCTCTTCCTCTTCTCGCAAAGAGTTGCTTTTCACCTCTGGTATATACCCCTCTTCACTCTTCCAGTCCTTAGGAGACACTTCACGAGGCCACAGGGCGCCATCTTTAGACCTCTTATATAGATTTCTCATTCCAGTCTCGTTAGCTGTAACTAACGCATAGTATTTAACTGCCAGTTCATACCATGACCTATCATAAAACTTAGCCATGGACACAGTTCTCTCCATAGACTTGCCAACCAGGGTTTCAACCTCTCCCAGAGTTATTTGTTTCTTCTCACTGACACCCTTATCTATGCTAGTAGCCGCTGTTCCTCTCTCCACTAGCCTGATGATAAAGTCGATAGAAGTCATGGTTTCATCCAGCCCGTTAATCTGAACAGGCATGATGGTGTCCTTAGGGTTGCCCGGAGCTGGCAACATTCTTCCCGCACCTGGTTGATATGTTTGAGGTTCGTAGTTCTCGCTAGTAGCATCGAACCAGTGCATCTGAAAGTTAGTCAAGGTTCTATTCTCCACTAACTGGCTGAACCATACATTGATTACGGAGTTAGGCACTCGCACCAAATCAGCAGGTCCATCGCTCCAAAAGTCGTTAGTCTCCACGTCATCCCCCCAAGTCACGTATGGGTAGAAGTCCACGCCCAGCAAATCCATTAGAGGTTCATCCATCAATTCAACCGAGTCATTAACATAAACAGAAACTCTCTTCTCCCACTTATCCTTAGCCTCATTCCACTCCTTAGAGATATGTTCCGTTAGGTTAACTATTACTTCTCCAGCGGATATGTCGGTTAAGAAGTCAAAACCAGCCTCCCCGTCATTTATCTCTCTCAACCTGCGGGTCTTACGCTCATACTCATCCCTAGCCCTATCCTGCATGATAACTCCATCTTCGGAGTTCATGTATATCTTCAACTTATTGCGCCCGCTTACGGTGTATCTATCATCATCCAATACCTCGCTCAACGGCTTAAATATGTTTTCGTGAATAATGAATCGAGCTGTTTCAATATCTACAGGGTCTACCTGTGGGTCTACTAACACATCATAAATATCCAGAGCTTTTATTTCCAGTCCATCCTCTCCCCAATCTAGTTTCTTAAAAGCTCTACCATAGAGCATGACAGTTTTCTTGTCCTGAATATCTACAGCCTCCATGTTAAGGCGGTCATAGTCTGCGTTCCACATCTCCTGGAATATCATCTCCTTACTCTCATCTCCTCCCATGTCTTTCCAATTTACTGTGGGCGGGGCGTCAATCTTACTCAAAAGGGTTTTAACCGTCTCTTTCATCAGGGGGATATTCACGTCCTGACGTTGGGTGAGTCGGTTTATCTTTACTTCATTCCTATAAAGCTGGTAATTATCGTCCCAATCACCATGTCTACGCCTACGGTAAAATCGGGCAGAGTCTTTCTGGCTGACTCTCTGAACTACTTTCTTATCTACCGTGGGCGTTGGTATTGTTAACTCTGGCATAAAAAAACAGATAATGGTTAGTTACCCGCTCTAGTTCGAGAGTTAAGGCTATTTCACACTTACTTTAACATTATCTACCAATTTAGCAATATTTCCCCCCATTCCTTTCTTCATCCACACATGTTCGTTCTTATCTATAGCCGCTAAAGTACCTTCAGCATCAAAGTGCAGAGTGACTGTTCCTCTCCTGACATTAAATACTCCACCCAGGAATAAAGCCTCGATGGTCTCACGCACATGGTCTAACTGCCCCTGACTAGCATCCTCGAGGTTCAAGTAAACACTAGTTATTGATTTGGTCTGGACGTAACTCATTTCAAGGGACTAGCTGGTGCGTATTTTCTACCCTGTGGCCCCCCTGTCTTGCCTTCTACAATATCGTCCCACAATGATGGCGTTGATGGTTTCATATATACTCCCGTGCTTAAAGGCGATGCTCCAGTCATGCGTTTTGGTTTGCGGAGGATAGAAGTCATGGCATACCTAGCAGCATCGGCAGAATGGCTGAACTCATGCTCCGGCTTATTAAGTATAATGCCCTGCTTGTCCGTCTCCCATAGATAATTGCGATATTCCTTAATCACATTCGTGCTTCGTTTAGTCATGGCCATGCGTTGGTCCTGAACCATCTGTATCCCCTGACATACTGAATCCTTGCCTTTCTCGGCTGCTACTATATTCACTCCATAAGATTTAATCTCATCTATAGACTTAGGCTCGGCGCTATCAGCCACTACGATAACCTGTGGCTCTGGTTGGTCCAGTATGAAATCAGCTATACGCTTATTAGCCATCTCTTTTACGAATAACAATTCATCAATAATATATTCTCCATTGAGATAATAGATAGCGACCAGGGCCGTGGGGTCATTCGTGTAGCCAAAATCCAGTCCATATCTCTCTAGCCTTGCCCCTCTTGGAATCTCATCTTCATCCAACACTCTCCAGTTTTTATAAATCTTGCCCTCCACCTCTCCTAACTCCCCTAGCCCATACACCTTCCACCAGCCTGTGCGGTGCCTGCGTGACTCAATGGAGTCTACGATTGATTGGGGTAGGGCTTCATTGTCTTTATAAGTTAGAGTCAGCTCTTCGTAATCTTTTCTGACATCTTTGATCTGGTCATAATACCAAAATTCCGCAACAGGATTCCAATCTAACATTATAAATTCACTAGTCCTAACTTCTAACTGCTCGAATGTAACAAACGGCACGTTATTAACCTCGTTAATAAACAATCTCTGCCTACGTGGTCCTCTTACTTTATCTGGCTGATCCGCTGAGAAAAACTCAATCTTACTGCCACTCTCAAACGTGTACAAGAAATCGGTACGATTCCATCTCTTATCGTCATAATACTCATGCGCCTCCATGATGTTTAAGAAATCACGCATAGACCCACGCTTCAAATGGGGAAATGACTCACTAACTATAGAAGTAAGAGTGGGAGTGACATCTGTCTGGGCTTGGTCTATCAAGTCCATCAATACAGCAATTGTCTTTCCGGCCGAAGTTCCGCCAGGTATAGCCCTAATCCTCTTAGTCAGGTTTCTTATTTTTTGTAATGCTGTCGTCTTTTGAAACATCTGATAACAGTGAATCACTTATCGGTTTACCCTTGATAGTGACATTCGTCTTGTTCTCCGGATTCCCTTCAGCCATGCGCCATACTAGCCCTGAATCCAGTCCTTTTAGCCATTTCTTCTTAGCTTCATCACTCTTCATCATTAAAAACTCACGAGCAAACTCTTTCATAGTCTTCCCCTTAGGACGGCCCTTAGGGTTATGTATCTCCCCTACCTTAAATCTATTCTCTGGTGATGGGTTTGGATTACTCATATTCCATGTTTATTCCGTATCATTTGGATTATTTTATTCAAAAATCTCCTTAGTGCTCTGCTTGAACATTTCTTTAATCCCCTGATCAAACGTATACTGCGGCTCCCAATTTAACATTTTCTTCGCTTTACTTACATCATATACAAATCGTTGTGGGTCTACAGTCCTACCTTCCTTAACATCTATCTTGCCATCATAATCCATGGTCTCACATACTATTTTACCCGCTTCTTCGGCGGTGAGTTCTTGGCCCGTGCCGATATTGTAAGCGTTATTCCATGCGTCCCACGGTGCTTTAAGAGCGTGCCAATTAGATCGAGCGACATCTGTAATGTAGGTAAAATCATTGCTTTGCTTTCCACCGTACAATGTAGGCTCCAACCCTCTTTGGATTCTTTCAATGAAACCTCCGACAAGACCATGCCCTCTTTTTTTATTACTTTCGATTGAGTCATAAATGTGTGCATATCTAAGAATTATCCACGGGGTTCTCATTCTCTTCACGTATTCTTCTCCCAGAGCCTTAGTGCACCCGTAGACACTATTGCCCGTGATTGGAAAGTCCTCGGTAATGGGCGGTTCTTTGCTGATTGGCATATAGACTGAACCAGTTGAGGCATAGACCAATGGTATCTTCATCTCCTCACACACTCTCACCACGTTCATTGTCCCCAATGCATTAGTCTCAAAAGCTCTTATAGGGTTTGCGTCCGCCTCACTAAATCTAGCGATGGCTGCCAAGTGAAGAATAGCATCAAACCTATTATTACCACCCTGACTTATTACAGATACCTTTCTCCTCAACTGCTCATAATCTCTAATATCTTCCCCTCCCATTAAATCATACTGGTATATCAAAGCATTCTTGGGAGCTTCATTTCTAGTCGCTTCGCCTACAAATCCTCCACTTCCTGTAATTAGACAACGCATTACTTAGTGCTTAAATATAATACAACAACTATTCCAACAAGCATCAATGCTATCTTAACATACTGCAATTTAGTTTCATGCGGGGTCATATATCTTTTATATACTGCTTAGTCATCTCAAGCACGGACCTTAATGATTCAAGCCCGAATCTTAGCGACCTGTCCTGCTGCGAGGGATCATCCGGCTCAATCATGGGGCCATCAATCCATACGTCCAGGGACTTCATCCTTTCCTCCAGTTGAGAGTAATCCTGCTTTAGACTGGTAAGTAACTTATTCAGCTTCTTCTTGGCTTTCTCCTCCTTTAGAGAATCACGCTTCTCCTCCGCCTGCTCTATCCTCTCTCTTATTCTGTCATACTCCATTCTAAAATTCTCTCGCTCATTCCTAGCCTTAGCGATAACAAACTCTGTGTCCCAAATCTTTTCTTGGGCCATCTTCACCTTCCCCTGGAAGTGTTCTCTCTTTAACTTTTGATTCATAATCGTTTTAAATTATTTGGTAAGTAATTATAGATAGTTCTAATTCTCTCATTATATGGAATTTTATTAAATATCAATCGCAGAACATATCTCCAGCTCTTCCTGATAACAATGGGATCAGAGTCGTAGATATTAAAAGCATACAACAAGTTCTCTTTCTCGTCACCCTTTATCATCTTCCCCTGATAACAATGATTAAATGTGGTAGAAATGTTGGCTCCATGCGTCCCCACACAGAACCCCCTGCCATCAATCACTTCATACTCCATAAATTTACCTATGTCCTCGTGGCTGATATATGGTCCTGTCCATTTAAAATGTCTTAGGGGGTCTACAAATGCCTCTCTTTTGAAGCAAACAGTGAAAAATGGGGGGATTGTCTCTGTCACGTATTCAGCAAGCTCCCTAGTATTATAATTCATTATGTATCCATCCTTCCATCCGATAGCTTTCTTCTTGGGGTTTTTAAAGTATGCATCCTGCACCTGCTCAACCGCCGTATCAATGTACATATCATCACTAGGCTGAATAGTCATTAAAACCTTATCTGAATAAGGCAGGTAGTTCATATATTTTGCTATCGTGGGGAGTGTCCTCTCTAGCCTCTCCAATAAATTGTCATTCTCATACTTGTCATCCCAAAAACAACAGCCCCCATATGTGAAAATAGTTTGTAGGTCCCTCATCCCCTCTAGCGTATTAGCCAGTTCTTCTACTAGGGGATTATTAACGTCTTCCGGTCTCCAGCTTATCCATAAGATAAAATTCTTATTAGTCTGGTTCATTATGGATGGCAATGTGTATTGCTTGAATATTCTAATTCTATCCCTCAACCACTTATCCCCTCGGTATCCCTTATGAAGACCCAAGCCAGTAAAAACACAATATAAAAAATGTATCACTTCATGTTGTTTTGGTTCACCCATGCCGATATATCTCTAATTGATATTCTTATTAACCACGCTTAGGAATATCTTCATGCCTTTACTGAATGTATAAGTTTTCTGCTCTCCTTCTTAGCCTGAACTGCCTTCATTGACTTCTTTGCTCTATCTACCCTCACTTTAAACTCTCCAGGACCGCTATACCTCTTCTCAGGGAAACAATAATCCCAAAATCTATAGTGAACTACCGTTTCTTCATTATCCTGCACAATTTTTACAACCTTCACCTTCTTTGACTTGTCTCCCATAAAATACCAATATTTTTTTCCTACTTCTATTTGCATGAGCCACATTGACCTGTGATGGTCTGGAGCGGGTTCTTATATAAATACCTATGAGAAAAATATTCAGAACCCCTCATGTGGCGAGATTAACGGAAAGGTAATCGAACGTAAACCCGGCCATGACACTGTTGGGTTCATCCCCGCATTATTGCGGTCCCCAGCTAATCTTAATTAAATAATATCATATTACCTTAATAGGTACAATAGTTTTTATATTATAAAGGTTATCCACAATCTTTTATATTGCATCTCTCCATTAACAGTGTTATTATTGTTTCAGATGTTAATAGAGAACTAATCACAGAAGGAGGTGTTTAAAGCTATATGAGTAACATGTCAGAAGCCGACTTGTATCAACAAGAAGAGGCCCAGAGAGAAGAGTGGTTTTCCGTTGGTCAGATTATAGAGGAGAGGTTTAATCTTAAAAAAGAGTGCTCACACGACTGGGATTTCTTTTCTAGTGTAATTCCAGCCAGTCATTATTGCCTTAAATGTGGTTATGGGTCAGAGAATAACTAACTAATAAAATAATTATGAAAGATGAAAATGAAATATTCAGCATCACCTTAGGGGACCTTACAGATAAACTAATAGAGTTGCAGGCTCTATGTAAGGATATGAATACAAACCTATTTACAAGAAATTTAGGTGATTTCGTAGACATCATAAAAGGAGAATAGTAATATTAAAAAAATGGTTAAATATTCGGGCAATAAATTATCTATAACAAGCAGGACATCGCCACTCGCCCGAGTACGGTGTCCTGTTTATTGGAGGTAAATTATGGAAACATTAGAAACAGCAAAGAGTAAACTGTTTGGTGTCAAGAAACGAGGAGATAATTACATGGCTAACTGCCCTTGTCACGCCGATGGGACGCAATCATTGTCATTGAAAGAAGTAGATGGGAAGTTATTAGCCTACTGTCACGCCGGATGTAAGTTTGAGGATATTATAGAGGCGTTAAAAACAAATAATATCCCTCAACCACCACCTGCGAGACACCATAAGAAGTCATCAGGTAGTTCAAGCAATGGTTCAAAATCTAAAGTAACAGACACCTATTATTATCACGATGAGGATGGACAAGTGGTTTATAAAGTGCTTCGCCAGGATAGTAAAGACTTTCCACAGCTAAAACCAGATGGATCACCAATTGGAGATACCAGGAAGGTGTTATACAACCTGCCTAAAGTATTGAAGTCTGATTTCGTCTTTATTACAGAAGGAGAGAAAGATGCTAATACGCTAATAGAGTTAGGATTCGTAGCGACTACTGTGTCGGGGGGAGCTACCGCTAAAAATTGGAAGCCACACTTTAATGATTGGATGAAAGAAAAAGGGGTGATATTGATTCCAGATAATGATGAACCTGGTAAAAAGTTTATGTTCCACATAGAAAATGAGCTATCAGATGTGGCAAAAGTAAAGATTATCACCCTACCAGGGCTTGAAAATAAGGAAGACATAACAGATTGGATTAGTCAAGGGCATACTTCAGAAGAATTGCTAGAAATCATCAAAAATACCCCAAAATCACATACTACACAACATATTGATGAAAATGTCACTACTTTACAGACTTTACAGCATACTTTCCCTGAAGGCGGTAGGATTAAATTTGGAACAATATTACCATTTTATAATGACAATCTGCCTGATTTTCCACTAGATTCTCTACCTGATGTCCTGAAAGAGTACGTGGAACAATATTCAGTATCATCACAAACTCCTATAGATATGAGTGCGCTACCAATACTGTCAGTGATTGCCACTTCAGTGCAGGGTAAGTTCTTATTAGAGATAAATAGTGACTACAAGGAAGAGCTGGCAGCGTGGACTATCATCTCTCTCAAGTCCGGCAAGAGAAAAACATCAACACATGAAGCTGTAACTGCCCCAATTAGACAATATCAATTATCTAAGGAATTAGAGATGTTTGATGATGTCAGTAAATCACAAGCTACTTATGATTCCCTAAAATCAGAATATGAGTCAGCTAAGCATAAAAGAGGCACTAAATCTGTCCCTTACTCTAGTGACGAAAGAAGAGATGATATGATTAAGATAAAGATAAAAATGGGCAAGCACGTCCATATAAACAATCCTAGATATATAGTCTCTGATATTACCCAAGAGAAGCTGGCAGCCCTATTAAAGAAGCATGATGAATCATTAGGAGTGTTCTCTGATGAAGGTGAGGCGTTAGCAATTATGGCTGGGAGGTACACCAATAAGGCGAATATAGAGCTATATCTAAAATCATGGTCAGGATCACCACACGACCATGACCGAGTTAATAAGACTATTCGCTTAGTAAGGCCATTAGTTTCATTCTGCCTATTCACTCAACCGTCAGTCCTTAGTGAAATGGGTTCAGAACAGCAGTTTATTGGAAAGGGATTATTAGCAAGATTCTGGTACTCCACGCCAAAGACATATGGCATTAGAAATACTAATCCACCAACAATGGATGAAAGAGTTAAAAATAACTATAAACAGTTAATAACCAACTTGTTGGAGATTGAACCATTAAAAGATGAATATAATAGAATAAACCCATATAAAATAAAGCTATCAGATGAAGCATTTGAGGCTTATCAGGAATATGCGAAGAAGATAGAACCTATGCTCCAACCATATACAGAGCTTGATGGTATGTGCGACTGGGGAGATAAATTAGTAGGCTCTATGTTACGAATTTCGGCATTACTAGACCTAGCAGAGCATAATAATAATATTATTACTACCCCCCCAGCACATTTTTTAAGCATTGAATGGCTTAACAAAGCCATAAATATAGCTAATTATCTTAAAGAGCATGCACTATATACTTTAACTACGATGCGTCAAGACCCAGAAATAGATAGAGCAGAATATTTAAAGTGTTCACTATTAAGGCTTGGTAAGGAAAAAATTAGTGTTAATGATCTATTCCAGTCCTCTAGGGGAAAAAGTCTATTTAATGGCTTAGTAGAGAGTATGCAACCAGCTTTATTACTATTAGAGAGACATAATTATATCCACCTAGAAGCCCAAGAATCATCTGGAGGAAGGAAGAAATCACCCATTATTCACGTAAATCCTGAATTATTTAAGAAATTTAATCCTACGCACTCCCCTGAAAGTATGCTTAAAAGTCTTAAAAGTAGTGACATAAATGACAAAACGTGTCGCAATATAGTAAAAAAGCGTAAATTACCACATTCTGACACTACTGACAACCCCTGTGGACATACTGAATGGGGTAATGATGGTATTTGTCAAGTATGTGGCGCTACATGGAATAATCCAGATATTAAAACCACTAAACCTCATGTTGAGCAAGAAGCACCATCTATCGGAGATGATGATGCTCCAACGGAGGAGATATTAGAGGCTGAAGAACAATTATTAACAAACTGATGCTTTACGCCCTTAAAAAAAGAATAGCCTTCCCTAAAAGTATGGATTTATGCCCAAGTTGCCTTGAGCCAGTCAGGGCTAAGTGCGGTTCAATAAACATCTGGCACTGGTCTCATCTGGCCGATAACAACTGCGATAGCTGGTGGGAGCCAGAGAGTGAGTGGCGGCTCAGATGGAAGAGCAGGCATAACCCAGAGGATTGTGAGGTTCCAGTTGGCAACCATATAGCTGACGTATTGGAAAACAACGTAGTCACATTGTTCCAGCACAGTAGTATCTCAAGAGATAAGATAATTGAACGTACTGATTTCTAGGGGTGTATTTGTAGGAGAAAACAATAGTGACAAAGTAAAAACTAACTGTTAAACTTGTAATATGCCTAAACAATATAAGGGAAAGGAATATTTAACGAGAGCTGATGTGGCTAAATTACTTGGAATGAGTGGAGTTAGTGTCCACAAGTACGCAGTTGACGGGAAACTCTCATTTATCACTGATATGTTCCAGAGGCTCTTCCTGGAAGAAGATGTCCTGGCCTTTGAAAAGGACCGTAAGGAAGCTCTGGCGACTAAGCTAAATGGAGACTAAATTCACGAATGTTACCGGCCTTATCGGAAAAGGCACTAAGATTCACGAATTTGCCTCAGTCCACGATAATGCCGTAGTAGGAGAAAATTGTAAGATTCAGTCATACTCCTATATCTGCGATGGCGTAACTCTAAAAAATAATGTCTTCGTGGGGCCTCATGTATGCTTCAGTAATGACCGAGACTTCAGTGAACCATTCACTATCACCCCAACCTTAGTCAAAACTGGTGCTAAAATAGGAGCTAACTCAACAATTTTGGCAGGAGTCATTATCGGCAAAAACGCCATCATCGGCATGGGATCAGTTATCTTGCGTGACGTAAAGGATGGCGAGAAGGTTTATGGTGTTGTAAAATGAGTTTGATTTATCGCAGTATAAGAATTGGCCAATATGAAAAACCATTCACGCTACTTAAGATCAGAACAATGGTTGAGGGAGCTGATAGAAAAGGAGGACCAAGCACATCGGCTGACGATCCAAGGATTACCAGAATTGGATGGTGGCTACGAAAGTATAAGATTGATGAACTCCCACAAATTTGGAATATTATTAAGGGAGACCTTAGTTTTGTTGGACCAAGGCCTGAAGTTAAAGAAGTAATAGACTTACTAACTATTAAAGAACGTGATATAATATTAAGCGTTAAGCCTGGACTCGTGGACTTAGCCACCTTAGCCAACATGAACGAGGAGGAGAGGCTTAGGGGAGAATCAGACCCACATCAAGCTTACCTAAAAAAAATATGGCCGGAGAAGAAAAAATTGCAAATTGAATACGTTCAGACTAAATCATTAAGATTAGACCTCAAAATAATATGGGAAGTTACCAAGAGACTGCTAAGACAATTCGTGAAAAGGTAGTAAGGCTGATTTACAAGGCCCAAACCTGCCATATCGGAAGTTGCATGTCATGCGTAGACATAGCAGTTGTCCTATACGCCAACCTAAAGCCAGAAGACAAAGTAGTATGGAGTAAGGGGTGGGCCAGCGCTCTCCAGTACATCATAGAGGACACGGACACCACCAACTTCCCTAAGGACCCACCCTCACTAACCGAGTTTGGCAGCGCAGGGCATGGATTACCAGTAGCCGTAGGTATGGCCATAGCCAAGAAGCGAGCTAAAGAGCCAGGGAACGTCTACTGCATCATGTCTGATGGAGAAATGGACATTGGCACTACTTGGGAATCAGCCAAAATAGCATCAGAAGAGGGTTTGAACAACTTGGTAGTCTTAATAGACGCTAACGGCTGGCAGGCTATGAGGAAAACAAACCTTAAAGGTCTAGCAGAGAAATGGCAGGCGTTTGGGTGGCGGGTCATAGAAGGAGATGGGCATAATTACGAGAGTATAGAAGCTATTTGGGAAGAGGACTTCACGGGCATTAGTTTCGGTTGTTTAGGTGGAGACCACATGCCATGGGCCACTACTGGAGATGAGAGCTTGAAATATAGTCCATTGGTTTATATTGGGCACACTATCAAGGGCAAGGGCGTAGACTTCATGGAAAATAAAATGAAATTTCACTATCTTAATTTAACTGAAAATGAATACCAGAAAGCAATTCTTCAACTCACTAATTAAGCAGGCTAAGACCAACAACCGACTCATACTCATTGTAGGTGACGTTGGCTTTTCGTATGTCGAAGAATTTAGAGACAAGTTCCCCAATCAATTCATTAACGTAGGCATAATGGAGCAGACCATGATAGGCGTGGCGGCAGGTATGCATGACATGGGCTGGAAGCCTTACGTCTATACCGCTGAACCATTTTACTTTAGATGCTTTGAGCAGATACGAAATGAGCTGGTCCACATGAAGCGTGATGTCAATTTAATAGGCGTAGCCAGTGAGTCCTATAAATTTTTGGGGTTTACTCATAGCCTAACTAAGGATGAGCAGAAGATAATGGATGCCATCCCCCAATACACCAGGTTATGAAACTCCTCATCCTGGCGCTGGAAGCATTCATTTTATTAGTAATGCCATTGGTGCTCATATCAGCCATAGTCTTTTTTATATATAATTCAGTATGAAAAAAATATTAATCACCGGAATCTGTGGGTCGATTGGATCGGAACTGGCGAAGCAGTTGTATAAAAAGAATACACTTTATGGGTTAGACCAAAACGAAACAGGCATTAATGATTTATATGTTGATTATAAAGTGGTGGGACGTGTAGGTGATATTCGTGACTACGATACGGTGAATGATGTATTTTCAGATTTTAAGCCTGATATCGTGTATCATGTTGCCGCTCTAAAACACGTAGAACCGATGGAAGTAACGCCTATGGAAGCAATAAATACTAATTGCATAGGAACTTATAACATTCTTCATTGTGCTAAAAGATATGAAGTCAAGAAGCTAGTCTTTATATCAAGTGACAAGTCTGTAAATTCTTATTCAGTTATGGGAGCGACTAAAAGGCTAGGTGAAATAATGACAATTAATCAAGGCTATACGGTGGTGAGGTTCGGAAATGTTCTAAACAGTCGTGGGTCTTTGTATCCTATATGGGAACGGGCGGCCGAAGCAAATAAAAATATACTAGTTACGGATGAACGAATGGAACGATATTTTATTAGTTTGCCAGAGGCGGTAGAACTCGTTATACAGGCTGGCAATAAGAAAGAAAAAGGAGCGATATATATATTAGACATGGGTGAAAGAAAAAAGATTATAGATTTAGCGTATGATTTTATTAAAGAAACTGGAAAAGACCTGGTGGTAGAAATTATAGGGATAAGAAGGGGAGAAACCTTAATAGAAGAGTTAATGACTATCGAGGAACAGAAAAAAGCAAAGAAAGAAGATAACTTTTTTATTATCAGAAGATGAAAATCCCATTCTTAGACTACGGCAAACTGTATACAGAGCATTCTGGAGAGATAGACACAGCTATTAAACGATGCTTAGTGACAGGAAAGTTAATCCTCCAGGAGGACGTAGAAGAGTTTGAGAGGCGGTTTGCCGAGTTATTAAAGGTAAGACATGTCATCGCCCTCGCCAGTGGCACTGACGCTCTCCTGATGGCTCTCAAAGCCTCTGGCGTGGGGCCAGGAGATGAAGTTATAAGCGTTTCCAACACTTTTATAGCCACCATTCAAGTCATCCACCATCTAGGGGCTAAGCCGGTGTTAGTAGATGTGAATGAAAATGGGCTTATGAATATGCATGAAGTGGAGAAGGAAATAAATAATGATACCAAGGCCATCATTCCCGTCCATTTATCAGGTGACGTATGCGACATGGATAAACTGGAATATATCCGTAGTAACCATCCCCAAATACACATCATCGAAGATGCGGCGCAGGCGGTTTCCGCCACGTGGAGGCGAAGGAAGGCTGGCACGTTTGGGACAGCCGGATGCTTTAGTTTCTATCCAGCCAAGATACTTGGCACATTCGGGGACGCTGGAGCCTTGGCTACCAATGATAAAGATATAGCTGACAGGGTCAGAAGCCTAAGAAATCATGGCGGAGTGCAGAAGTACGACCAACCAAAGTACGAGTATGGCTGGAACTCACGCATGGATAATATCTGGGCGGCGGCGCTTAATATAAAATTGAAATATCTGGATAGGAACATAGCTCGAAGAAAGCAGATAGCAGAAGTATATGACAGTGAACTGAAAGGACTGCCAATCAAACTTCCCAAGGTCAGAAATGTTTATCAGGATTATATCATCAGACTTCCACTTCCCAACAGCGGCCTGGCTGAACATCTAACTAGCAAAGGGATAGAAACGCTGGGCAGTAATCTTTTGCCGAATCACCTGCATAAAGGCTTAAAGCTAGACATCTATCATCTTCCCGTGACCGAAGATATAGTGAAGAACTCTATACGGATTTCGTGTAATCAATTTTTAACTGACAAAGAACAATCTTATGTCATTGAATCAATCAAAGAATACTTCTAGGCAGTGCGCTTTTTGCGTTATGCGGAGTTCCGGTGATCCAGACATTACTTTTAACGAGCATGGTCTTTGTAGTTACTGTTGCTTCTTTTATACCGACTACCACAACCGTAAGGCCGAAGAAACCAGAAGGCCCTGGATACTGGAAAACATCAGGAAGCTGGGCAGGGGCAAAGGCTATAACGTACTGATCGGTTTGTCAGGTGGGGTGGACTCATCTTACGCCTTACACCGCTTAGTAGAGGAAGGATTAAGGCCCATGACCTTTAGTGTTGATAACGGTTGGCAAACAGACATTGCCCAGGAGAATGTGATGCGGATGGTGGAGGGATTAAAAGTTCCTTTCTATAGATATAATATTGATATAGAGAAATTCCATGAGCTTCAAAAAGCCTTCATCGAGTCCGGCACCAAAAACATAGAAATCCCAAGTGACCACATCCTCATGGCTGCCACCTATAAAATGGCTAGAAGGTATAAAGTTAAGACCATCATATCAGGAGGCAACTGGCAGACAGAGAGTATCATGCCAAAGAGTTACGGGTATGAACCCAAAGACCTTAGATTTATTAAGGCTATTGGTGATACTAAGGGCCTGCCCACCATCTCTCTCCCCCAGTATCTCCGCTACCGATTCATTAAAAGAATAAACGTGGTCAACCTTCTCGATTATTATAACTATGATAGAAACGAAGCCATTAAGATTCTGGAGAAGAAGTTTGGCTACCAGGCATATGGCGAAAAACACGAGGAGAATGAGTTTACCAAATGGTTCCAGTCGTGGTATCTGCCAATAATGCACGACATAGACAAGAGACGGCCTCATTACTCCTCAATGATTCAGTCCGGGCAGATGACTAGAGATGAAGCGCTGAATAAATTAAAGAGAGACTGGACTACGGACAAAGTGCCGGATACAGTCCTAAAAAAACTTGGTATTAGTGGAGAGGAGATGGCTAGAATCACTCCCAGCTCCTACACCGAATACCCCAACAATGAAAAACTTTATCAGGCACTAGATAAAATATGGAGATATTTCAAACAAAAGAAGACTTCACCACCTCGCTAGTAAAATCTCTTGATGAGGCTAATTCTAAATGGGAGGAATACCCCGGGCTTATTATCGCTGGGACTCATGCGCCTTTTCTAATAGCCGATAAGATAGATAAGATTC